GGCAGAACAGGCAAAACGATCTAGTGCTGGTGAGTTCTCTGGTTCAGGTAAATTTGAAGAAAGAGAATATCTACTTAGAAAAGGTGATAGGTCAGGACAATATACATATCGTGGAAGTTTAGAGTATGAAGAAATTTATTCCGGCGCACCATTTAACAACACGAGGCAGAACCTAAAATGGTCAGATAGAAAATACACAGAGATGTATGGCAATCCTAATCTTTCATCAGTTGAAGTTCAACAAGCAAAAGCAGTTGCACAAGGAACTGCTGGAGCGCAAGAAGCAACATCTGATGCAAATCAAACTGTCATCATAAACAATCAACAGGCTCCGGCTCCTGCCTCTGGTGGTTCAACACCTATTCCTATGACTACAAGAGATAACAGTAGTGCATCACAGATTGCAGCAGTTTCTAATTAGTGATCGTAGATATTTGGGCCATCCTGAACCCTGACAGGTTTGCAATATGCAGTCACCCTATGTTCTGGTGGCACCATATACTTTGAACCGTAATTACCATATTGTCTGGGTATGCGTTTTGCGTAGTACTGACACACATCAATACTTCTAAAATACATAGGATTAGGTTGTTGTTTTGCCTCTTCTCCTGCTCCCATAACAACTACTAACATAAAGGCGTGTATCATACCTCACCTATTGACCTCTTAAATCGCCATTCTGCGACTTTAATTCTTTCTTTCATATCTCTAACGTGTTTTTCTGATTCTGTCTCTGGTATTTTTGGTGGATTATCTATTTGATGTTCCATCCAAAGTAACCATCCCAATATACCAACAGAGATAATAATAAAAAGTATTGCACTAAATCCTAACACTATATAATTCCTCTGGTTTGCAAATACAACCAGACAAAACCACCAATTGCACCACAAATAATTATTGCTAGTAAAACGGCAAGACAGACTTCAATAATTTTTCTCTGTCTTTCTTTTTGGTCGTAAATTGCCTGTTGTCTTTCTTTACGAATTCTCGCCTCCATATTTATGAGCTCCTGCCAGGCAGAAGGGCCTCTAGTAAATGAGATTATCTGTCGGAGTTCATCACGCATATCCTCTGCTTTTTTCTTCGCCATGAAGGCTTGCATGGCCTCTTCTTCAACAGAGTTTGCCGCAAATACTTTTTTAAACAGGGGAGGTTTTTTGGCGTATTCGTCTGCCTTTTTCAAGTCAGACATTGCACCCATCCAGCGTCCAAGGTCTTTGCCCATAGATTCGACATCTCTGCCGACAGCAAAACCTTTCTTGATAATATTAAAGGCGCTCGAAGCGGTAGCCAGAGCGGTAATAGGGTCTATCATAGATCTCTCTCTTTAGTTGACTATGATATATTAATAATAAGAATGATTCTCAACTCACAATAGTATTTATAATACTAATATGGTTGTAGTGCGTTTTTGTCGATATCCACAAATTCTACTATACGATTAGAATCGTCTACTTCAACTGTAAGTTTCTTGCAGGCGAGTCTCATTGAACCGTTATATGATTTTTGTGATGGTGTACGGACATTACGTTCTATAGTTCTTTTTGCTTTCAGACATTCACTCAGTCCATCTCTGACAGTGAATTCCTGTAGTTGAATGGGCGAGCCAAAAAACATCAGCAATACAATTGCTTCTTTTACCATTTATCTTCTCTCTAATGATTTGAATGACTCCCTGTGCCATTCTTAATTCCTCTTGTTTCATGCACCATATCCATTATGTCATCTTTAATTTTTTCGATTTGTTCTTCAAGTTGATTGATACGTTTTTCGTAAAACTCCAATGTCAACTTTTGTTGTTGGTCAAATGGTGCCTGACCACTTTCAATTTCTTCTGTTAGTTTTTCAAGTTCGCCTGCGATATGCTCTATTAACATAAACTGCTCACTGTCGGCTGGCAGGCTTCCCATCTCGCCCCTCGGCCATTTAATACGAAATTCTGTGTTCATTGTAACATCGTTATTCATCATTGTCTGTTGTGTTTCTAACTGATTGAGCCTTTCGACAATACCAAAGTATGCCCAAGTTGCAATAGAAGCACCAGCGATCATTGAAAGAATATTTCTAAGAGGTAAAGCAACCTCTGTGTTATCTGATAGTTTTGCCATAATCTTACATCCTTACCCTACTATTTATAACGACACAACTCCCTGTCATTATACTGACGTTATAGTAATTTGACACAAAAGAAAGGGCAGAGTTTTGACACCCCACCCTCTCAGTCTTGTTTTACTATTTAGTAGTCTTTTTATGTGGTGTTACGACACTATGGACTTGCTACACAAAGGACTTTACTACTATACCTTATTCGTTTGCCAACTTTTCAAAATATGACATTGCATCATCATCTTCATTATCTACTGAAGCTGGTTGTGGTGCTGGTTCTGATTTGAACGTAGGAGTGAAGGGTGTTTCATCCTCTTCAATCATTGCAGCCGCAGTTTTAGTTGCAACTGTCGTGCCAGATAGAACAGCATCCAAACGAGTTTTCAGCTCATCATATGATTTGAAGTTTGAAGGAGCAACAAAATCTGCAAGAGAATATTCTGCATTGTAGATTGTTTCTAGTTCCTCATCAGTTGACTTCAAAGGCGTCACAGAGTCGAACTCAGACTTATCATAGTTCCAGTAACCATCAACCTTACGAATTTTCAGTTTGAAGTTCGCACCTTCCCATAAATCAAATGGGTTTACAGGTGTCTCATCTTCAAACGCAGGCTGCATAGTCTCCATCAACTTATCAAAGATTTTCTTACCATAACGATAAAGCATTACTTTGCCTTCGTTTTCTGGGTTAGCAGAATCTTGAATGATATAGACGTTAGAGTAGTACTGCAACTTTCTCTTCTGTTTACGAGCGATTTCTTTATCACTCTCAACACCAGAGTTCCACAGTTGTGAGTTATACTCACTTACTGGGTCTTTCTGGTTCAACGTGGTTAGTGAGTTCTCAATAAACCACTGTCCAGTTGGGCCTTGGAATGCATGATTCCAAACACGAACCCATGGCAACTCTTCACCTTTTGGTGCAGGCAAGAACCTAATTACTGCGTAACCGTTACCTGCCTTGTCAACCTGTGGCTTCCAAAGTCTTTCGTCAACGTATGACTTTTTCTCAGTTGTGGGATTTTCGTCCTTTTGGACTTGTTGTAGAAGTTTGTCCAGAGAGTTCTGGTTTCTTAGCGCTGAAATAGACATATATTTTCTCCTTATGTTATCGTATGTTAGCGTATGTTATTGTATTTCACAGTATTCATAATATAATAGTATTTATAATACCCTAACATCCTGTATTTGTCAATACATTTTTGGACGTTAGGGTAAATAAATTATTTGTAAGTTACCTTATAATCACCTAGTGTAAGATAACTTCCTGTACCTGTCATATCTTGAGTAAATTGTGTACCCATATTGAATGGCCAGGTTGTTGCATCAGATTGAATATTTGCTTGTTTCTCTTTCAAATATTCCTGACTGCAATTTCGTTTTGGTTTTTTATCACCCATCATCAACACCCAATCAAGTTCTTGGATAAGTCGAGTGTACCATTGTTTGTCATGTTCATCGTGTGCTTTTTCTCTATCATCACTAAGTTGTTCTATTCTGGTTCTAATATATTTTTCCATTATAGTTTCTCCATAAGTGGGAAGATTTTAGCAATTTCTACTGCACACTTCTGTGCAACTTCCATATGCTCTTTTTGAGTTCCATTCGCACCCCTTAGTTCTATATAGTGAACCCAAGAACGCAACGTACCATTCATCATCACACGAGTTTTAGTCAATCCTTCTGGTAAGACTGCACGAGCCTGTTCCTTTGCAATACCATTTTCGATTGCCCAGTTATATAATTCTCTTGCTTGATTTATGATTCCATGTTGTCTACGGCCCCACTCTCTAATCAACTCTTGTCTATGCAAGTCCAATTGTAAAGATGGGTCGTTCTCTATCTCAATAGAGTTTTGTCTGTTCTTAGGGTCTTGGAGTCTGCACTCACGCAAAGTAAATGCATCACCCATTGATTGTGGGTCAGCATATCTCTGACTAAATTCTTGAAAACTGAAACTTCTGTGACGCACTATTTGATGTGCAATATCACGAGTTGTTTCAATCTCCAAACAAGCACTCGCCATCTCAAGCGGTGACCAATGTTTATGTTTAATCAAGTATTCTATAAGTTTTGTCGAGGTTTTATTATTAAATTGGTTTGCCGGATTTGATACACGAGCACAGTAAGAGATTAAATCTTGTACGTTCTTTAATCCTTCCTGTTCAAAGGCTTCAGTTGGCATCGAATATGATACCAGTTTAGCAGTTGTAAGCATATAGTTTTCCTTATTCTTCATACCAATCTTCACCTTCCTGTTAAATGTCAAGAGCAGTTTTGATTCATGCTCAGGAAATGTTATTTAGTGTGGTCGCTTGTTACGAGGGCGTACCACTGGACGATTTGCCATTTCTGACATTCGTTTGGTAAGGTCTGCATCACGCTTTTGCAGTTCTGCACACTCAAACCTTAGTGTTTTTACTAGGGTTTTTTCTTCTTCAAGTTTCGCCCTGTAAAAATCTCTTTCCCTTACTAGTTCTTCCTGTGTCATCAGAAAGTCTCCTTAGTCAGTTTAAGAAGTTTCGTTTTACACTTCTCTTTATCGTAATCAAGAAATGCGCTATATTTGACGATTAAACGTCTACTATCAGGCCAAATTAAATCATCTTGTAATTCCTTATCCCATTTTCTGACATAGTTCAGTAACCCCTGTAGGATTACCATCGTTTCAACCGAAATCCTCTTGGCGAGGAAGTTCTTTAATAATACTGGATGTTGGCCGTTTTGGCAAGAGAAAATTGAATCAAATTCATCAACAATTGAAAATAAAAATGACATATCTGTAAGAAAGTTGTATGTCAGAGATTGTTTGTTTTTAGACCATTCCAGATAATTTTCTTCTTTGAAATCACCTAACCATCCTTTCGGTGACTTCACAAAATTTGAAACATAGTATTCTAAAGCCTTGTCATCATACTTCTTTGCAACTCTGGCGAAAAAATATCTATCCTTTCTTTTAAGGAAAGATGCTTTCGTAGCAGAAGTTTTACCCCCATACCTAGTGTAATCGTAATCTGTTGTGAAGTGAAGTTTGAGTCCAAGATACATCTGATAGGATTCCCATGCTTCCATAACAACTCCTATATTGGTAATGTTGCTACTCTGGGAAGAAAGTTTAGTTCTCTTGCATCTGCCTCTAGTTTTTCTTTGAGAGGTTTTGATATTAGTGGAGCGATTGCATCAGGCTCCATCGAATGTCTTTCACAATAATCCAAAATAGCATCCATGTATGTAGTTTGTCCAAGTCCTTCTTTTACAATCTCTTCAATCTTGACTGCAAACTTCTTTGGTGTCATCACTGCAATTTCTTCTAGATTCATAATCTACTCCTGTAAACGATGGGGGGAAGCGAAAGGAATATTCTTCCCCCCATCTAATAAAGCAGAGCCAGTGTATAAATTCTGGGTGCAAGTAGTCTTACCGTTGGACTACACGAGCGTATTAAGGCGCTACCCTATCTATTAGAGCAATGATTACATGATAAACACCGTAACCAAAAATACTCCATAAAACTATAAACCCAACTGTTGATGGGTCATCCCAACCTGTATCATCTTTCAATCCAAGTTTTCTACCAATTTTATCAATCATTGTTTCTCTATTCCAAAGCAAGGTAGTAGTGGTGTCATTTTACAATATCTTGCATAATCATTGTGTCCAACTGATGCATATGTTACCCCCCAAGGCAACACTACAATAAAAAAGGTAATGATTAGGAAAGCCCAACCCAACCCTTTTGTTGTACAATAATTATTCATGTTCACCACCTTTATCATTTGGGTCTAATTGAATCTTCTGCCCATTCCAGTACATATTTCTACTACGACTTGGTGTAGATGTAGGGAAGTTTTGAAAGAATGTAGGTTTTCTTTTTGCAGTCTCAAATGTTACAACCGTAATCACAATAGCCGCAAGTATCAAGGCATGGGCAATCATACTTACACCCATAATCCAGAAACTACCAACCCACATTGAAAATATAATACACCACATCCATGCAAGAACCTGTAGAACCATGTGTCTTGTATTAGTGTCTGGGATATGTCTTAGTGGATTCCTATCGGCATTCATAACACCGTTCCAACTGTCGTATACAAATTCTCTCATATCTATTACCTTTTCCATCGTTGTCTTTATTGGATAGTGTGCATCCACATTATCCTTAAAATCTATGGCATCATATAAATCAGTAAAGTATCTTACTACCTTCTGATTCTTAAAATACCCTGTTACTCTGAACACTGTTCTTTACCGGCACATTTTGCTGGGAAACAATGTCCTCTCATAAAATAGTATTCATTTTCGTATGATGGATTCCACATATTTTCATCCATCAATTTTTCGCATTGTGCTTCAGTGAATGGTTGTTGCAATGCAACCTGTCCTATGTAATTCTCTGTACCAGCACCATCAATGCCCCACATTGACATCACAAAAATAAATTCTTTCATAGTCTATTCCTCATAATAATTTAGTGTAACTTTTCTGTTCCTAGGCAAGTTACCAGCCCGACAGCATTATGCCGCTAGGGCGTAATCTGAAGGTGCGAAATTATCGTTTGCACTTACGAGTTTTGACCTATTACGCAGTCAACCGACAATTCTACTCGCCTCTATCTCCGTCAGTCGATCCTAGTTCGCCCCCATCATAAACACACCAATTATATTTAACCCAATATTCTTTCCATCTATCACCCCAAACTTTTTTGTAGGCCTCGATGATGTGTTTATGGTGGAGGCGAGGGGTACTGCCCCCCTGTCCTGTCCGATCTTCGATTTGTATCATCAAATTGTACTTTATTTATACCACACCAACCCTTTGTTGTCAAGTAGCAATCTCACTTTTTGGTACACCCAATGCAATATTACCCTTTCCAGAACCTAATACGCAGGCTTGGTCTTCACTAACAAACTCAATCAGTGTCCATGTTTCTGTTTCTGGATTCAAA